ATTGACCAAGCTAGAAAGCTTGATCAATAGACTTTTTAAAGTGTCATTATTTAACAGCGTCTTTAAGACATAAACATATATCGTAGCTATATAATAGAAGAAAGTTTTGATAAATAAGGACATATACAATTAAAAACCGGTTTAAAATTATAGGTGAAAATACATAAGTTTTAAACTTATGCCCTAAAACTGCCCCAAATTTCATTTCTCAATTTGTGGGGCATTTTTGTTTTTAAACCACTTTCAGACCAATTTTGTTGGCATTAACAAAATTGATAGCAACGCACTTTTAAGTAATAATATTTCAGAGCAAACAAAAAACCGCAAGCCTGGGCCTGCGGTTAAAACAATTCGAACAATATTTTAGAAATTTTCCTTTCTTTATTTAAAAAATTATTTAGTGGTAACAATTAGCCCATCAGGTAATACATCCAATGCTGGTTTGTCTGAGCGGCTTCCGTCTTCGTTGACATAGTACCAGCCACCTTCGACTTTAACGAGTTCTTCTGAAGACATTGCTCCGTTCTCTTCTTTGAGATGGTATAGTTTGTCCTTGTATTGAACCCAACCCGTGACCATCGCTCCTGAAGCATCAAGATAGTACCATTTGCCATTCACAAGAACCCAACCAACGGCCATTGCGCCGTTTTCTTTGAGGTAGTACCATTTTCCATCATCCTTCAACCATCGAGAAGCTATTGAATAACCTCTCTCATTGAAGTAGTACCAGATACCATCAATCTTTTCCCACTCCTCTTTTGGATAGGCGCCATTGGGGTATTCATACCACCAACCAGTTTCATTGCGTTTCCATTTAGGCTTAGCTTCTTCATCATCTAGTAAAACAATGTTCTTGTCGTACGGATTTGAAGAGTATTGCCACCAGCGAATCCCGTCCATAGATGGGAAGTATTCAAAATCAGCATTTCCATCGTTTAAACCATAGCCGGCGATCCAAAGGCTGTTTGGGAATTTCGCAAGAATCTGCTCATAATAGATATTATTGAGCGTGAATGGCTTGTAGCTGTAATAGATTGGCTCGTAGCCATCTTCTTTGATAATTTCCATGAAGCGAATACAAGCATCTGTATTTGATTGTTTATCTCCGCTAGCATGATCTTCGTAGTCAAGCACTAGATATTGAACCTTTTTGGGCACGTTGTCAAGGAAATAGCGTGCCTCTCTTTCTGCCTCGTCCACGTCTCCACCAAACCAAGCAAAATGATAGAATCCAACAGGATTAGATTGCTCAACTTGAGCAGACAGGCAAGGATTTAGATAGTTTGTACTTTCAGAAACTTTGATAATAGTATTCTGTGTGCCCATATCATCCAAAATACCTGTAATATCGTATCCATTATGGCTAGATACGTCGATGAATAAGTCGTTTTTCTTCATTGTTCTCTCCTAATCCTCGCTTGGCTCGTAGTATTCGAGCGCTCTTTTACTATCAGAAATTCCTGCAGTTGTTGGGTCATTGACAACACCAATCAAGACAAGGATGTAAACGAATGTGTTCACACCGTCCTGGATATTCTTTGGGATTTCAAGCCCGAACTGCTGAGCCATAAGGAAGATTGCTCCAAGAAGGGCAATGAGTGTTGCTTTGTTTTGTAGTCTTAGCTTCCAATTGATCATGTTATTTCTCCTTTTTTATTGTTTGTTTTGAATCAAATTTTTAAGCTCTCTTACGTCCTCACCAAGTGATTTTACTTGCTCAGCTAGTACTAAGATAGCCTTATTCTGTTCATCGTGGTTATCGAGCCGCTTGTTGGCTGATGTCTTGAATTCGTTCAGATTTTCGATATCTTTCTCTAAAATCGTAAGACGATTTTCCTGCTTGGTTGCTTTATCTTTCATCGAAAAATAAAGACCAATCACAGGAATGAGGGTGATAAAGATCTGTACGAGAAATCGTTCATAACCTGGCATACAACCTCCTTCTAATCAATGCGTGGCATGACCACGGTAAGCACACCTTGTTGTAACATTTCAGCAAGCGACTGTTCTTTCCATGTGTAGCCCTCTGTTGGCTGCATTTGGAACTTAAAGATAGTCTTAGTTCCACTCGGCCATTTCGGATTCGTATCAAACGGATAAGCACCTGAGATGATGTCTCCGTTGTTGTAACGTTTGTCCTTAGCAAGCGGCTTGATGAATGCTGCTACCTTTCCATAAGCGTGGGTAGGCATACCTCCATTTTGTGAAACAGCAAGAGCAATTAGTACCTCTGTAATAGCTGAAACAGTATCAAGATTTTCCTTGTTTTCGGTTACTGCTTGCTCAGCTTTATCCGTTGCCTCTTTGTTCTTTTGTAGTTCTTGAGCTACTTTGCTGAATTTTTCGTTTTCAGCTCGATTGGGGAAATTTTCCTCATAGAGCGACTCAAGAGCTAATTCAAAAAGCTCTGTATTTGACAAACCGATTTTGTCAGCTGGTAGCAAGACAGGTACGATAGCACCGTCTGAATTGACCAACGTGACCTTTGTAGCGGATGCTGTTCCGCTGGCGTCGTATTCTTGGGACTTCGTCCCGTAATTTAATTTCATAGTTCCTCCTTAAATTTTGAATGAAATGTTATCAAAGTTGAGCCAAATAGCATCAACGTTTGATTTTACAACGATATGACCTTCTGGATATATTCCTAGAGTCGCCCCAGAGTAGCTGTTATTCAATCCAATAACATACATAGCCTTTTGAGGTCTGAAACCAGATGGTAGGATACCAATCACGGTCTCATCAGTCGTTTTACCCTTTGTGGCTGAACCCCTCAGATAAACAACGCCATCAAAAGATTTTGAAAATTGGACATTGTTAAAATTGGGATTTGGATGATTTACCCACCCGTTTTGCAAAGTTAGATTTTGCCAAGGCGTGGCTTGAGTGTATTTTTGGATGTCATTCTTAGAGGCATATTCTACCCAATCCTCCCAATCGTCAACAGTCATAGACCATCTGTGATGTCTAAAATAGACTTGTCCGTTATTTCCGTAAAATAACTGGATTGACTCTTTGTAGCCACCGTCATTTTTCCCATAGTTGCTATAGTGTAACAGATAGCCCCACTGACCGTTTGGATTTCCTCTAGCTGTTGGATCAATGTAATACTGGCCAGGCTGATCTAGTAGATTGGTATTAGTCACGTTAGGCTTGCCATCGAACCATAGAGGAGCACCGTTGTTTCGAGTTAGTTGATACTGCTGAATAGGCTGATTACTTGAGTATATATCGCCTAAAACATCTAAAGAGCCCGGTTTACCAAATTCTGCGACCTTACCGATGCCTACACGTCCGTTCTTATCATAGGACATTACTACGCTTTCGGTTGCAACAGTAGCTGAAAATTCAACGCTTGTAAACTTGTCCTCAAGCTTACCAATAATCACAAAGGATTTATTCGATGGATAATTTCCCGACATGTTAGCGGCTGAATTAGTCAATGTATGAATACTTGTAAAATTACCAGATGCACTACCATTATCATCCGTGAAATTCTCATTACCTATTTGAGCAACTTTGAAAGTTAAGAACATTACATTCCTTTGCTTTCCTGATTGCATTATAGGGGCTATTCGGGCATTTCTTAATACCTGCAATGTATTTGGATTGCCTCTAGTTCTAAGCGCGGAGAAGCTAAAGGAGGGGGCGTAATACTCAATCACGTTGATAGTAACATCTTTAGTATCTGATCGTTTACCCCTGCTATCAATGACATAAGCTCGAATGGTTGCAGACCCTTTGAAATTCATCATTCCTAAGTGGCCTCCATCTTCTGTCACAGTATTTTTCTTGTTGACAATCTCAGCTCGATATCCTGTAATAGTAGAACCATAAGCACCAGACGCATTGTTGAAGTTTACTTGGATATCTGAAATGATTTGTAAGAAGTCATTTCCACTCAAAAGCTTTTTTGCGATCGTATTCGCATCAGTTAATGAAAGACCTGTGAAGGTAGGCTTTACACTATTTGGGATTTCAAAATACCAGCCTTTTGAATAAACATCATTTCCAATTTGAACAGTTCCGTTATAAGTTCGAACACAGATGTCAAGTTTCCCAGAACTTGCTTTAGGTAAGTGTCGAGCAAGATCTAAAGACGGGGTAAAGGATACACTTGTTCCATGGTTCTTCCCTAAATCAATCCAATCGCTACCAAAAACTCTGTACCACACTTGATGAGTAAATGAATTAGATTTGCGGTCAATGGTAAGAGTATGAAGACTTCCAAGCTGTCTAGTTCCCGAAAGTGCATTGTCACTTATACCACTAGATCGAGGGATGCTTGAAAGTGTATAGCTTGCTGATACGGTAATGTTTCCATGCACTCCATTATTTGGGTCAAACGATGCCCATACTGAGAAAGCCTTTGTCCCATCGCTATTATGAGGAATAGTAGCTTCACCAGATGCTAGAGTAGTTTCTTGTCCCTCTGTCTCGAAACTTAAATTGCTCTTATATACGCTTGAACCATTTAACCACACAGATAAAACACTTCCATTTTCAGCGTTCCAAGTCCGGTAACCTCCATCCCGGTCTACGGTAGCTCTCCAACTAACCTTTGACGAGTTATTAGTGACGTCTTGACTAACTTGTTCAATATAAATATTCAAGTGCAATGGGCCACTAGAATTGATAAATTTAGTCATTTTCCTCTTTTCATCCTCCTACGTATCGAACAACATTCACATCTTTGTCAAGATAATACTGCTCTGTTCTAAAGCGTCCGATTTGAACTGACGCGGTGAAAATACCGTTGTCAATGTAGATTACACCTTGCGAAATATACATGACTTCTTTGCCTGCAGAAAACATAGAAATCCTATCATGACTGACTTTTATTGATGAACTAGCATCGTTCTTTCCAATGATGAGTCCCTCATTTGAAGCACTCATATAGGTATCGATGAACTTTTTCATCTCTTTCAAGCCACCAAATTCTATTGATAAAAACTCAATTCTCCTGCCTGCTTCGATTAAATCAGATTCAGATTTTTTTTGGCTTTCTGCATTTGATTTTACCAAAGCATTATAGGCTTTTTCTAAATCACTGAACTGCTCCATTGTCGCTTTAGCTTTTAATTCTACATCATGAAGTTGAGCTTTCTCAGCTAGCGCATTTAATTGCTCATTAGTCAATTTATGGTCTGCTTTTGAGTCAATGCTGGTCCTAATTTCTTTTAATTGTTTTTCATCTAAAGATCCCTTTTCTCCTCGATCACCTTTTGGTCCAGGATCCCCTTTAGCTCCTTGAGGACCTTTCGGTCCAGGAGTCAATTCAATTTTTTTTAGATCTTCTTTCGTCGCTACATCTTGAGCGTTGATAGTGAGCTTATCAATGTTCATTACAACTTTGCCGTCACGTACGGAAACAATCTCTTGCAAACCATTCATGATTCGCAAACGTGCTAAATCCAGATCTCCAGCAGTTATTTTTTTGGCATTTAATGTAATGTAATTACCAATTGCTGCAGAGACTTTTTTTGCCAGCAATTCATCCGTGGTTATCGTATCGACAATTTCTCCGACATTAGCGCTGTCTGCCTTTTTGACCCATGAACCTTCTACACGCTCCCACATTTCAACATAGCCACCATTAGGTTTAAACCATATATCTCCATTTTTTGGCTTGGTAGGGCTTGATGTATCAAGGTACATACTACCTTGTTTAGTGATAAGTTCGTCCAAATACTCAATTTGACGTTGTATGGCCCCCTTATATTTATAAGTACCTTGTGCAACTCCAGCAGCATTTCCACTACTATGGGCAGATAAACCACCATCAAACGAAAGTTTGTAGGACAGCATTGGAATATCAAAATAGATATTTTCATCCCAGTGTACTGTAACCCAGTCACCGGATTCCATGGCCATATCACCACGCCAGGACAATGTATATGGATAAAAGTTAAAATCACGGTATTCATTGAAGACACGATCCAGAATTTCTTGTGTAACCCATGGATTTTTTAACTTCATGATATTACCTGTGGACAATCCTGATTTATACACAACCTTATCAGCAGACTTACACTCAATACCTTTCAACCTGTAAGGTATCTCGTCACGTTCTAATCCACCTGGCTTATACATATCTTTTGTGATATGTCTTGATGTTGTCTTTAGCTTGATAAAATCAAGCTTCCCATTACGATTAAATCTGACGAAGCTTCCTGATAATTGTGCTAAATAAACTAACGCCTCACGATAACTTGTTTTTTCTAGTTTCTTCGCAACTTGATCATTTACTAATTGGATATTAGTATCTGTCGTGATACCTGTCAATCTCACGATTTCTGATAAAATATCCCTTGTATAAGCTGGATAAGTAAGCTGACTATCATAAGTACCAGACAATCTAACAAACTCGTCCTGTAGCTTAATTTTGGTCTTTTTATCATTACGATCTAGCTTGACCTCGGTAACAAAAAACTTGCCAAGTGGGACGGTTTTACCCGCAATTGCTACCGACATTGTTGCCGGCATCATTTCTTGCAGACCTTCAATAATCTCTTTAATTTCAATTTCTAGACTATTGATGTACCCACCACCAATTGTAAAATCATTACTATTACCGATGGAACTGTCGTAAGTAGCTGATGCAATTTTGGTTTTTGTGTATCTCTTACCATTTAAGTCAAAGTTAGCCTCAAACACGCGCAGATGGTTCTCTATTGCTTTGATATAATCTGATGTTACTTCTAGCATAATTCCTCCTACTGCTCGATAATAGATACAGATAAGCCGTTGTAATAGGTCACACCGTCACTCAGACGCCCCATTACTGTCTCTGTGATAGTTCCGCGATAACCAGTGATAGACTGTCCTAAAATGTTTGCAGTAAAAAATCCGGCTACCAATTTAGACTTGATAAGATTTCTTTCTGCTTCTGTGATAATTCCCCATTTGATGGAGAATGTACGTTTTTCTGCAATGACGTCACCCGTCATCAATCCACTAGCACTACGACCCGTAGAAGATGACCAGATAATCTCATTATTGATGCTGATTTCAACTGGAGAAGCAAGAGCTACTCCACCTACTGATATTTCACTCATGCATACCTCCTAAATCATGAGGGGGGATTCCCCTGTTTTAATTGCAATTTCATTGATTTTATCTACAATCTTCTTGGTGATTTTATCACCATCAATTGTCAAATCAAGAGCACGAACCGCTTGTAACAACTGTGTCAGTAAGGCTAGAACTTCTGGTCCACCGCCATTATTTGACAATTCCGCTGCACGACGTGCCATTTCAAGCATTTTATTTTCCGGAGCAACAATCTCACCGTAATGCTTGTTGTCACCAATCATGGCAATTTGTGGTGTATTGGCCTTAACAAAGCCACCTTGAGCAAGTCGAGGTAGTCCAATGTAACTAAATCCACCGATATTTACACCAGGTAATTTATTAATCACGCTAATAGCGCCATTGAGTAAGCTGATACCACTATTGATTGTGCTTTCTACCGTGCCAAGCACCCCGTTAATAACGCCACGTACAGCACCGCCAATGGCACTTCCAACCATGGTTCCAACGTGAGTAAATGTTGAGCGTATTTGCCCCCAAAGTCCGCTAAAGAACCCGATAATGCCCGAAAATGCATTCTTGACATTGTTATATGCTTCGCGGAATTTTGAAGAAAACCACCCTGGTATGCTAGCAAGAGCAGATTGAATATTACTCCACTTCCCTGCAAACCAACTTGCAATAGGATTGAAGATACCTGTTAAACCTGCCCACGCGCTGCGGAATTTGTCTTTGAACCAATCAGGAATAGAAGCAAGATTGCTTTTTAACTCATTGTAGCGTTGAGAAAACCAGGAACCAATACCGGTAAAGATAGCAACAATGGCATCCCAAGCTTGTTTAAACTTATCCTTGAACCATTGAACAACAGGTGCAAAAATGGTCTTAACAGATTCCCACCAACGGGTGAACTCTGCAATCATCGAATCGATGTCAATTCCAAGCGCGGCCAAGAGAGATTTGATAATACCGGAAAATAGATTTTTAATTCCGTTCCAAGCTAAATCCCAATCACCTGTAAAAACACCCGTTACAAAATCAATCAAACCAGATAGAGCTTGAGCAAGACCACTGATAATATCAGAGAGTGCCGCAATAGCATTGATCAACGTTGTACCGACAACTTCTACTAATCCACTAAGAATCTCCATGAATTTTTCGACATCTACATTCGAAACAAAGTCTTCCCAAGCAGCTTTGAAAAAATCAAAAAAACTACCTAAAAGCATAGAGAGATTATCGATAGCTGGTTTTACATGAGCGTCATAAACTTCCGAAAACTTTTCGCCTAATTTTGATAGAACTGGATTGAGGTAAGTATTCCACCCATCCAAAAAGCTTTTCATCAACTGACCAAAACCACTTGTCAAAGAGTCAATAAATGGTTTTGCTTTGTCATCGTACACACGTTTCAACGCATCACCAACATCATCTACCAGTGATTCTAAACTTTCAAAAACAGGAGCGATGCCATCTAATAATCCTGTCCAGGCTTTTACTAACTGTGGAACATTCGGAACTATTGCTTTTTCAATTCCTTTAGCAAAATCTCCTGCTATCTTACTGCCTAATTCGATTACTGTGCTACCAGCACTTAAAAACGCAGATACAATCGCACTGCCAATTCTAACAGCGCCAGAAGATGTGATGACATCGTAAAAACCATTTGAGAAAGCTTGAACGATATTACCAGCAACCTCAGCTACATTTCCTATGTTGGTAAATAGAGACACGAGAGCACTCTTAATACGCTCTTTTTGGTGCTCTAAGCCGTTAACTATACTTTCGGCTATAAAGACTCCTATCCCGAGAGCAACAGTCCCTATCGAGCCAATAAACTGCCCTAGAGCATAAGCTATCTTATCAAGCATGGTTTGGAATGAAGCCACAACTTTTGGATCTGTAAAAATCTCTTGCAGTAATTCACCGATTCGTTTTAAAGCACTCTGAAGGCGTTCAACACCATCGAATCTAAATGAAGCATTGAAACCGTCCTGAAATAATTTGACGAGTTCAAGCAATCGTTTAAATAATCCATCAAACAGACCGTCTAATTGATTCCCACCTTCAGCAATTTTCCCCATATCGACTTCAGCGCCTTTAGGTGTTCCACCACCTCCGCCGCCTGAACCACCAGGACTGCCTCCAGAATCTCCACCACCATCTCCGCTATCGGATGAGTCAGATAGTTTATTGATTTGGTCAAATCCCATGAGAGATTTCATTTCTTGAGCAGCTTTCTTAGCTGCTTTACCAGCTCCATCCGCAGCCTTTCCGGCTCCTTTGGCGGCTTTTCCTAAGTTGCCAGCTCCTCCTGCTGCACCATCAGAAGCCTCTCCTAAATTACCAACTGCATCAGCAGTTTCTTGAATACCGGAGCCTTTCATAGACTTCTTGCCAGTAAATAGTTCTGTCAATGCTTTAAAAGCATTACCTACTGTCAGCAATTTGCTGAGCAAAAAGTTAATGACTTTGATAACTGGGGTAAAAATGTTAATCAAGCCAACTCCGACGCTTGCCATAAAGCTTTCGAACTGTAGCTTCATAATTCTAACTTGGTTAGCCCAACTATCAGATGTCCTAGCGAAGTCGCCACTAGCCAGTGAAAGCTTGTCTGTTACAAATGCGAACCGCAAAGCAACTTTTTCAGCCTCAGACATTTCTTGTGTCGTCTTTCCAAATCCGTTAGCCATTGCATAGGCATCAAGTGCTGATTGAGTCATGACCACACCTAGATCTTTAAGTGTCTCTGTTTCACCAGTAAAGACTGATTTCAGCTTTGTGTAGGCTTCATCTTGACTAATATTATAAAAAGATGCTACATCGCCCGCTAAACTAGTTAAGGCTGTCGACATCTCGTAAGCTTTTTGTTCGTTAAAACCAAAAGCCTTAGTCATCGCACCGAATGTACCGGTGTATCGCTTTGCCATAGTCTCTGATAACCCAGAGGTATACATAGCTTGTTTTGCAAAGTCATCAACTTGCTTGCTCATACGTGGGAAAGCAACGTCAACAACGTTTTGTACTTCGTTGAGATCTGAGCCAAGCTTGATAGCTTGAGCTCCAAAATCAACAAGTTTCTTGATTGCAAATGCTCCTGCAAGCATCTTGGCAGCTTTCGTTGCCATCCCTTGCAAGCCACTCATCTGCCCTTTAAATTGTTTGTCGTTGACGACAAGGTCAAGACCAATCTGGCCAACTGTCTGTGCCAATAGCTATCACCTCCTACTTAGCCATCTCAATAAAGGCTTGTTTTAATTCTTCAAGAACTTTAGTCAAATCTTGTTCTGTTTTCTCTTTGGCAAGTTTCAATCTCCATTCGTTGCGAATACGGTGCTGTCCTTCTGAAAATACCTCTAGCATTTTAGGGTCATCTTCGCTTCGAATTTGGACGATTCGACCAAGCGGGGTTTCTCCGGACAAACCAGCTAAGAGAGCCTTGAACTCTTTCCACTTCATATTCTTAAATTCATTAGAGTATACAGATAAGCCATACTGTGTCCTGAGAGAACTGACGATTAAATCAAAATCCTCAAATAGGTCATAGTATGGCTCACTGTTCTCCCACTTCTTCTTCTCCCATGACCAATGTCATCGCTGCTTCAATAACTGTAGTTAAATCAGCAAAATTCAAACGCATTTCATCAAGTGTTTTTCGACTATTTTCAGGGAAGATTAGCTCAAACATTTCCATCATTTTTTTGGCAGATGGAGTTCCTTCTTCATCACCGATAGTCTGCATCAGAGTCAGTACAGTTGTTGCATCTGTATTGACTTCAATTTCAGCATCTTTAATTTTCAATTTTGGATTTTCTTCAAAATTAAGTTTTTCTGTGATATCAATTACTTTTGACATTATTCAATTTCCTTTTCTTCAGATAAAATATTGATCAGTACTTGACCAGTTCGATTTTCTTTGGTTGCCATAGCTTCGATTCGTTCTTTGGATTTACCGCTTAAATCAACGGTATCTCCAGCCTTGTATTCGATACCTGTATCGATATCAATAAAAGCCATGGTTGCTATTGCGTTGGTTTCTTCAGCTTCAGCCATATTTCCTCCTTAAAATAAAAAGAGGGTCGAAACCCTCTAAATTAACCTGCTGGCACCACTTCCGGTTTACCATTTGACATGACATCAAATGACAATGGTGCAACACCAGTTGAATCCCCTGAAATAAAGTCCTTAAGATTGATAACCGCGTCTTTAAATTTGATTTTAGTTCCATCTGGGAAAGTCCATTGGAAGTCCGCTTCAGAATCGCGACCATTTTTAAACGCAAGACCTGCGATGTAGTCGTTACCGGCATCACCTACGTTTCGTTTACCAGAAACAGAAATTGTAACTGACTTCGCAGTCATCAAACGACGTGTCCAACCTTTTTGGTCAAATGGTTTCCATTCTTCAACACCATTGTCAAATGATACTGAGAATGATTCCATGTCTGCAATATCAACAAGTGATTCAACTCCTGCAGTTCCTTTATTTACTTGGAACTGGTTTTCATATACGGGGAATACCCCAGTTTTCTGAGCCATTAGTTGCCCTCTCTTTCGTAATATAAATCAAGCTCGATAACACGCTCATACACGTTATTATCATCTGTTCCTACGTCCACAGGCTCGTTCTGTAATAAGGCAATCATCTTAATAGGTGTTCCACCGATAACAACCGATTCAGCCTCAAATAGACGATTGTAGAGGTACTGAGCACGCTTCTCAGTCTCATTCGCATTCTTGTTCCAGTGAATTAAGATGCTGATTGATTTGACATCATAGCTTGTCAGTGATCTGCCTCCGATTGCTACCCGAGGACCATCGATTGTCTTTCGTTGGTAAATACCTATACTATTTTCTTGCTTATTATCGATCTTGCCAATGTAGTAGTTGTTAGCTGCATTAAATGTTTTAATCCAGTCACGGACTTCAGCTAATGTAATCATGCTTAAACCCCCGTGATTTGTTTGTAAAGTCGCCCGTAGGCTTGTTTTATTTTGTGTGACTTCTTGCCACCATCAGCCCAATCCTCAAACCACTTTCCTTTTGCATGAGGATTTTCTTTCGTCTGGAATTGATATTCAGGATGAAAGTACAATCGTCTTGCGTAAGGAGTGGAATGTACCAGGCTTACTACACTTTGGGATGAACGTGAGTAGTCTGGAGCCATTGCTTCGCCTTGCAACACACCTTTATCAAAAGGCACTACCTGCGCCTGCACAACTTCTGTATGCAGGTATTCAGCAGTCTGTTCCAGTGCTATGATTTGAGCCCTTTCCAGTTTGCGGATAGTGCCAAAATCTAGCTTTACTGTAGAATTCACAAACATAGCATCACTCCAATCCGATGTAGGTATAGTTAACAGTCCCATCTGGATTTCTAGCTTTCCGGCTGTCCACAATCCTCCTGACAATACCAAATACAATTGCAGTCCCACCGCTCAATGTAGGCAAATACGGTGCAATATCACCAACGAAATAAGCTGACCCAGTAATTTGGACCAGCTTCTTCTGTTCAGTTAGGACTGTTTTGACACTGTCTTGATAATTGCACTTTAGATTAGCTCTGAACGCCTCTAAAGGTTCGCCGTCTTCAGAAACTCCTTCTTGGTTGACTGTGACTGTGATTTGCGTCTGGCAAAATTGAGGTAAGACAAGTTGTGGAAATTTCATCAAATAACCCTCCTTGTCAATCCTGTTTGCTTCAAAAGTTCATAGGTTTTGCGATAAATAACAATACCTTGTTCGGTGGCAATGTTCCAATTTGATCCTAATTGCATTGACACACCATTAATACTGTAGTTTGAAACTGTAGTAGCTATCAAATCAGCATTAACCTCTTCAAAGTCAACAATCTGACAACAAGCCTTTCGGATAACTTCCTGCTGAAATGGCGTCAGATTGTCGAATCCAATGCCACGGATTCGGTTGAACGTAAGTATATCAATCTTGTCAGAAGCTGATTTAAGTTTGCTAGCCAGTTCTTCTGAATCAGCAGAAATCACACCAACAAACGTCTTTTTGTAATAATCTGGACTAGCATACATGACTGTTACTCCTTAGCTCCTTTGAGCTTCTTGATTTCATCCTTAGCATTTTTCAAGTCAGCCAAAACTTTTTCGTACTCCTCTTTTGAAACCTTGTCGACAGATTCACCATATTTTAATTCACCATCTTCGTAGACTTCAAAGCCACGACCAACAAAATCATTGATCGCTGACTCATCGATATCATAGACTCGAGCGCCTTTAATTGCTTTTAATGCCATATACTACACCATCCTTTCTTACGCTGTCGCGTTGATAAAGATACCAGCTGCTTTATTCTTGATCAAGAATGCATCCATGTAGAAGCGAGATTGGAGCAAATAGTTGTCAGCTGTACGCGAGTCATGCCCTGGTGTAAATACTTTGATGTAAGAGTATTTTTCACGAGCAACTTCACAAGATGGGTGGATCAAGATGAAGTTCATTTGTTTTGCTTCATCTGTTGCGACACAACCATTTGTAAAGTTGTATTGTGATTTCATGCGAGCTGATTGCACTTGTTTGATTTTAACATCATCAAGGCTATAGATAGAGCGTTTGACGTCGCCATTTGAACCATTCACTCCCAGCACACGTTGGATGTCTTTAGCCTGTTTGAAGAGTTTGTTGACAGCTGGAGTGACGTACAAAATGCGGCCTTCAGACGGAACACCTGCTTCGTCCATTTTTTCCATGGCGTCATCAAATTTTTGCAAGATATTTTCTGCAGTCAATGTTGTAGTGTCGATAGTGGCACCATTAGCAGCATACTTTCCAGCTTCTGTGTAGAGTTTTGAGAACACGTAGCAATCTTTTTCAGGAATACCTTGTTCAGTTTCCAGAGTGTTCTGGACATTGGCAATAGAGACGACAAGGTTTGTTTCATCAACATCCATAGGATCGATTGCAAATTCGATGTCACGGTCATGTTCTAGTTTTTTTGGTTCCCATTCGTTTGAGATTGTTCCAGAATTAAAACCGATAGTTTGACGATTGTGGTCTTTGTAACCAGATACTGTGATGTTTGGCAGCTTGATTGTTTGAGCGTTGATAAATTTCACATGCGGATTTGAGTTAAACAAATCTACAGACGCAAGCTCTTTTGCATATTTTTGATGCAAAGCTTGTTCGAATTGTTCTGCGTAGTTATAAACTGTCATAATTTAATTCTCCTTTTTCTTAAAGACCAAACGCTGCAGCAATGGCATCAGTTTGGTTAGTTTGTTGTGTTTTACCGGTAGATCCGATTTGTTGAAACCCAGTTGACTCTTCTTTATTTGGCTTCAGTGCAGGAACGTCTTCCAGAACTTTTGCGACAATAGCTTTGAAATCTTCTGGTTTCGATTCAAGTGTGAGAGTTGATGTATCAGCCAATTTCATCACATAAGGTAGTACACCAACAGGCAATCCTTCCTCGATTGCTGCTAATTGTAGATTTCGCTCTAAATTAGCTTGCAATGCACTTGCTTGTGCCTGCGTTAACTGTTGCTGTAGTGATGTGACGTCTGGTGTTGCATCAGCTTTCTGCGACTTAAAAGCAGTAATAGCTTGAGCCATTTCTTCACCACTCAATCCTTGCTGCTTAAAGTAATTTTTTAGCACGGTGTCTTCAGCAATTTTTTGTTTGCCTTCGACAATGCTAGCGATTTTGTCATAGTCAATCTCAGGAGTGCTAGCTGGTTGAGTTTGGCTTGACGTGTCTTGTCCACCTGCAGAGCCAGTTCCTGTATCTGCATTATGGAAAAATAGTTTGCGTTTGAACATAGCGTTCTCCTTTCAGTTTTAAGGGTGTCTCCCTATTTCAGTTATTGTCACTGGTGTCTCCACGTAGTTTTCAGTCTTCGGACAAAAAGAAAACCGTACGAGATTCCATACGGTTAGAGTATAGGAAAAACCGCCTCGAATTCGACGCGGTTTATAGCAATTTACAGTAATTTATAGCAGTCTATTCCTGCCAGTCAAGATGTTGGATCACCTCCTAATCTTTAATGGCACGATTTGAAACCTTGGCGTAAATATCCACATAAGTCTCATTCTTGTCTCCGTTATGCGTGATTTCTGCATAATTTCCACAAGGTTCGCTTGATATAACTGCGTTCGTACTAACAAGAGCTTTCCAATTTTGCAGGGTCTTGCTAAACCAAACTACAAAGCAGTCTTCTGCTTTGATTTCACGATCTGATAAGCGCGAAAATTCTTGTGATGCCAATTGTTTTGCTTTTTCTAACATTTCATTCCTCCGTTTTTTCATATGTTTGTGCAAAAATATCAGGCTTGCATGGATAAAATTCACCTTGCACGCCTTTGATGATGTAATCACCTTCTGTTGCAATCATCAATCCTTCAAGTGTTTCTATCTTTAAAACCGGATTATCCAAATCAGCATAATCTACACGAATTGGATCCAATCCTAACTCTGACAATTTCAAAATTGATTCTTCCGTATTTACGAACCGAACCGCCTCAATGACTACTGGTTTCTTTCTGTATTTCATTTTTTCAATCCTTTCTGAGTACGAAAAAAGCACCTTATCGGCGCTCTGTGATATTAACAATCGTAAAATACATACTTCTCACGTTGCAGTCTAAGTCTTTTCTCATCTGGATCATAGCCGTACTCATCTGCAAAATAATCGTATTGATCTTTGATACATTTGTCCAATTTTGCTTCAAAGATGTCACTCTCTTCTTGTGGTCCATAGATAGCCGCTACAGGAAAAATCGGGGCTACTAAACGATACCCAAAGATGTCGCTAAATGTATCTGCTTTTTCTGCTACACGTAGATAGCTTTCGATAACCCGCATGACTACCTCTCCTTTAGTTTACTTATAACATAATTATAACTCTCAGGAAAAGTTTTTTCAAGTATTTCTCTGCGTTCATCATCAAATTGTGCCTCAAACACATGCGCAAAAAACTCGCTCTCGATATTTCCTTTTTTCTCCCAGTAAACGAGCGAGTGCGAATACTTGCCTTGTATTCTACCTTCACTCAACGCGCCTAATATATCAGATGCCGAAGAGGCTTTATCGTTGATATGGATTGCTTCGAAAATAGTCTCGTCAGATAAATTGATAAAGTCTTTACGCAGAAGTTGCAGTATTTTTTTATCCTTTGTGAATTCCCAACCCAGCTTATCATCTATTTGATGACCAAATTCATGGAAATAACCAGTACCAGGTCCGCGAGGGTCGTCTACGTCCTTATACATATTCAGGAAGAGTTTTCCAGATTCATATCTCACAACTCCTGTTTCTGCAATAGTTGCAATCGCCTCCTGGTCGGCCAATCTTGCAAACAAGGCTTGTCCAAGCTCTGTACCATCCTTGAATTTTTTTCGAGTCGCCTCGATATACATGTGTCGTGTCTCTGCAGCAATCTTCTTCGAAGCTACGCCACTAGTATCTCTAGGCAATCTCTGACGATTGATGAATTTCTTGTAATCACTATCACTTTCAAGTGAAAATTCTTGGTATAATTTGTATCCTTTTTCCGCTTCAAAGTATTTCAGATTCTCTTCTGCATCAGACTTAAGTTTAGACCATTCTTCCGCCCTTAATGTGTACTTCTGAACATTGTCTTCATCGAGACTGAACTGCGATAATCTGCTAAAGCGTTTCTCCTGTCGCTTAGCATGCTGAACTTTGTTGTCCAGTAACTGTCTTTCCTTGATGTCGTTCAATTCCTGATTTGTAAATATTTTCTCTGGCTCGCTACTGATCCCAGGGAAATAAGTTGTATGCTTATCTTTGCAGTTAGGATGATACAAACCAGCTGCCATTGCAGAACTTAATAATGGATATGGACCATCAGCCGCACTGCCTCCTGACCAGACATCATCAATCAATACTTTACCTTCAAAAGGCATACACAGAGGACATGCATTCGATCGCTTGTTTAAGATAACAGTATGAATCCCCCACTCCTGGCGCTTGACTCCCTCGCCCATTAGGTAGGCTCTTTTGGTTGCTGTCCGAATGGCCATGTCAGTGTACGATACGATATTGACCATGGCTCCATTACTGTATTGGATGCATGTGATTCCCCGACTTAGAAAATCTTTGGTGGCCATATCCACTGATTGCTCGTAAGTCTTAGCTCCTGTGTTAGCTGCTACCTGAGCATCAAATATTGTACGCCTGTACTGGTCATCTGTATACCGCAATACAGCATGCTCTGCCGTCTTCATATCATGCTCGACCGAGTTGAGTAACGCATTCAACTTTCGTTCGTTGATAGCAAAAAATGAAGTCCCTAGGTTATCTTTTCCACTGTTAAATTCAAAACCGTTCTTGATAGCTTCCAGGATAGACATTTCCTCATCATCCATGCCTTGCTTATAGGCTTCTTGGATAGCTGTGGAAATCTTGCTATTGATATTGGCAAACTCTTTGCTATATTTTTTGGCATTAGCTCGCTTAAATCGTTCAAGCTCTTTCAATTGATCTACCTGCCATTGTTCCCATTCAAAACCTTCAGCAGTTTCCTCTGCCTTATGCCTTCCGAGATTTCTAATCATGGAATCAAGCAGATCGTTTTCAATTCGCTCAAATGCTTTAGATACATCATAAGCCATTGCAGTACACCTTAAAACCTTGCGCTTTAAAACTTCTCAATTGTCGTTTCAAAGCTGTTTTACTAGGCATTTTGAGGTTGAGCATATCCAACTTATTGTTCTTCTCAACAGCATAGATACCAAACTCTACATTATTACTCGCTATCTGTAGAAGTCCCTGCGCTTCCTTCTGACTCATGTGATAGATCCTCTGTCCTATCGTCACCGTCTTCAGCATCTTCAGCCTCCTTCTCTATCTCAAAATCGTTAGCAGCTTCATTCAATGATGGCACGTTGACTTCTGTCACACCTTGCTCTGCTTTGATTCTTGCCACTTCCTGGTCTTTCCAAGTCTGGTCTTTTGAGTCACCGTATAACTCCTCAACGCTCGCTTCAATCGACATGATACCGCCTGTCTTGGCTTTGGATACTGTCTCAACCTGCGATTCAAAACTAGGATTAGCATACTCACCAAACGGAACGTCGACCTTGACTTTCTGTAGTGGTTCTTTCTTAAGCACACTATCAGCATTCAAAACCATACCGATCAAGCGTGGTATGTAATCTTGCAGAGCTGTCACAATAGCATTACGAGTATAGAGCGTTGCTTTTTCTTTCTCACGTTGAGCCTCGGCATTATCTAGTTTCTTGACATCGATACCGAGTGTTGACGGGCTAATAATGCCTTGTAAAGCTAAATCAAGCGCGGTCACATATGTACTCAAATAACTTTCATGCGGGATATTAGCTTGTTGCAATGTGATTGTGTTTTTGGCATCCTCACCCATCGCTGTCTCAACCTTGATAAAACGATGGTCAAAAGGATTGCCCTTACTAATTTCGCCTGTGTAAGGATCTCTAGGAAGTAAGTTCTCAGGAATATACTCTCGTGATCGTCCAGAACGAAGAGCATCCATCCACTGACTCCAAGACTCATCCAAGCTATCAAAAGCATCTGTCTTACGATCATAGATAGATTGACCACGGCCTTTTACTTTAGGTGACGTGTAAATCTTAAACGGCAAGCACAAGATAACGGATTTATCGAACTCCACATCGACAAGGTTAGCAGTGTACTCTGTCGCGCTCATATCTAGCTCAGTTTCGCCCCTGTAGAGCTTATAAGTTAATGAGCCATATCCGTAGATTTCCTCGAGCAAATAGCTCCGTCTGTGTTCTGTGAAGTGCGTGCGGAAAATAACTTCTTTCAATCTTCCACGATTGTAGATGATTTCAATTCTATCTCCACCAACCCATTCAACAATAGGCAATGCTGTAAGTTTCGGATCAAATGAAATGCGAAAAGCACCATCACCCATCACAAGACTATCTTTAATCGCCTCCTGCAGTTGATCGTGGAAGTTGCTATCTTCAGCAATCTTTTCCCACAAATTTCCTTGCTTTTCCTCGGCAAAGTCTAAATCATTCATATCGTGCAGCGTGATATCTACCAACCTATCAACGATAAGACCAGGGATTCCTGTGTGAATCTTTCTAATTTCTTGCCCAGGAGTACTTGTCGCTCCCCAAAAGTTGATGTTGCTATGTGGTAATTGCTTGTAGAGCTGGTCCAGTTCGTATGAGTCACCGCGATACCAAATTTGGTTCTTTGCTGCATTATCTTCAAACGTCATTGCCTCTGTAATTGTGATGACATTTGGCTGTGCCTGTTCCAGTTTGAGAAAGCTTCTCATACTCCTTCTGATCATATCCATTATTCCCACTTTATTTTTCCTTTCTTCCGATTATCTTCCTGTATGGCAACCATGCATACTGATTCGCATTGATTGTATGATCGTTTGCATCTTCTGGCTCATCTTTTCCTTCTTTCCACGCATACGTGTTTAGCTCTTTGATATGATTCGTACAATGACTTAACACATAGTAGCAACCTTGAGCTAACCAACCAATTTGGAAGTTGATCCGGTCAATAATCTTAGTTTTCTTATAAGCATTGTTAAAGATATACAGACAGCCGTATTGTCGCTTGTATTTGTTTAATTCTGTAATTGTTGCTTGATCCGCACTATCAACAAATACATCACGCGCCAGCCCCCATTCACCACGGTTGCGCTCTAGGAAATTGATAAACTTGACCACCGTATCAGATGGTGCAATCGGTACATCAAGCTCAGCGTTGTTATAGACTTCCTCATCCAGCGTGTATAACTTTCCGTCATCTGATATCCCTTGGAAAATCATTGCAATTGTATCCGGACTACTTGCTGAGTAAGCTGTATCTAGTCCAGCTGTGAACCGCTGGAACGTGACCGTATTCTTTACAAAAGACTTACTCAACACATGTCTTTTACTATCAAAGTTAACGAAGACAATTCCTGTTGCTCGGCCACGTAGACCAAGTATTTTATTTTTGTAGAGCTTAGTCCCAACTGGTGCAGCATCCTTTTTCTTCTGTATAGCTTCTGGTGTTAGTGATAGGTTGTCATTAAACGTAAAAAACCAGTAACGCCATTTAGGGTTAGCTGGTTCTGATAGGTCTCGCATAATTTCTTCCGGCACATCGCCTGCGTACTTTTTATACGGCCGTGCCTTGTTAATAAATTCTTTGTAGACCGGTAAATCAGGATTATCCGGATTGAGCGTTGCCATCAAATAATCATTACGTGTGGACAACTCACGAACAAACTCAATGTCAGCCGTGTTGACCTCATCAATATAGACACATCCATACTGTCCACCAAGAACCAGCTTCCATTTTTCCTTGTTGTCATATCCCAGTACATAAATAATTTTCCCCTCAAACTTGATGTGAGGAATCTTCGAATCTTTATCACCATTACCACAGTAGACGGCTGTTTTATGGATGTCTAAAATTCCGTTATCCTGATTGATGATATTCTTTTCAGCTACACCAACTGTCTTTGCTGCAATGATGTGAAACTTCTTCGAACTTTTGCTGACCGCTCGCATAAACTTGACACCAACACCAACCGTTGTTTTTCCAGCTGCCGTTGTACCTTCCAAAAAGTCAGCATCAACATTATTAAAGCTGTTGCAAAAGTCGATGTACTTTTGAGATAAAGGGAAGCTATTCGTCAAGTCCATCACCGCCCAACTGACTGACGATATCGTCAAACTTCTTAGTCTCGGTAACCGTTGCATTGATGTCTACTTTATCAGTCCACATTTGATGTCGTTTCCCTAGTAACTCCAAAGCTTTGTTCCTATCGCTGTTCTTTGTTGGATATTCGACAAGTTGAGGGATTTCATTGTAGACTTTTACAGACTTACCAGTCACGGGATCAGTCATCAACTCAGCTACTTTTGTCGTGACCACAATTGTCTCTTTTGCCTGACCTGATGCAATCTCTGACAACATCACAAGAATTTGTTTTTGAGTCAGGATTTTTTCATCCTGAATCTCATCCATTCTTTTTTTGATATATTCAGAAATGTCAACTTTTGTCAACAATCTTTGTCCTTGACTTCTAGCAGTCTTTTCACTATACCCTGCCTTAACAGCTGCATCTGTTGCATTCCCGCTGATGATGTACTCATCTGCGAATCGTCTTTGTCTTTCATTCAATTTTCCATCACCACCTTTAAAAATAAAAAAAGCCACACAATGTATGACTTTCACTAAACCCATCATAAGAACAACAGGGCTCGAACCTGCAACCAATAGATTAAAAGTCTACCGCTCTACCACTTGATCTATGTTCTTACTGCAAGCAGACTACAGACTTGCGTGTTAATTAGAAATTACCTTTTTTATTCTGTGTAGTCTTTTAAAACCTCTGAGGGAATCAAACCCTCTAGCTTATAACTTATCCGGAATATAATTAGCTACGCAATCACGCAAGGTCTAGTCGCTCCGCAACCATTTGTAAGTTAATGGGTGATATATTGACGCTCACCTCTTAATTCTTGATACTACCATTTTAACAGATTTTTAGAACCGCGCCGTCCCAAATAGTCCCATTTTGAACTTATGACATCAGATGACTTCTTCCAAGGCTGAAATCGCCTCATTCTTTAATCTGTAATAGGTTGTACGGCTCATTTTCAAATCATAACAAATACTATCAGCTGTGCCTTTATTGATATAAGTCATTCTCAATATTGTTCTGTGCTTAGGATTACTTAGCTTGTTAATCATGCGACCTAATTCCAGCTTACGATTGATAATGATATTCGTATCCTTTTCAATTTCATTTTTCATCGTGATAAGCTGGACATATACATCATCAACCTTCTTTGTCTGACTGCTCTTAACCTTGACATCGGACCACTTCGGACTCGAGAGCAGACCAGCCTCAAGCTCTTTGATTTCGTCGATACGACTCTGGATATCCATGTCAAGGTTCTGCAATTCGCTTAAAAGCTCTTTAGCCTTCACTCTCTATCTCCTTTGTGATATAATAATCTTATTAGGAATTTAGCTGAGGCAGAGAGTGCCTTGGCTTTTTTATTACTTGTATTCATTCACCAATGAATCTTTTTATGCAGTTACTCCCGTTCTGGTTTGAAAGGTAGTTCTTTCCTTGCTTCGCTCATAATATGAGGATTGTCTGTTGGCAATGTTGCGAAGTATGTCATCGATACTGCTGCTTGACAAAAAATCATTTCATCAAAAACTAGCTGACATAACTCCACCAGACACTCCTCGATATCAAACACCTCGTTATCGTCTTTGCTATCCATTTGCTCTTCATCAAATTCTGCAATCTCACAAGCTTTTCTGTACAATTTACCTGCAAAATCTCTTTTCATTTCTTCCATCACTCCACCTCATTTCTCAATTCAAAATCAATCCCATACATAAGCAGACAGCTTTGAAAATCAACAAATTCTTCAACCGCTTCAGCTTCTTGAAAGTCGTAATTCTCGACTGAAACCAAGAAATCATCAATATCATTTCTTTGGACACTTCCGTATTCTGTCTTTGTATGTTCCATAGCTGTTTCATAGCCATCTACATCAATTGTGTAGCATATTTTGCTACTCGAAAAATCATATTTATAATTTTTGATAATCATTATTTCACCTCCTCAATTTCGTAAAAATCAACTTTTGCAAAGTTTTTCGGATTGATAGTGATAAATCTTTCTTCTGGTTCAATCTGATGTAATTGAAGATAATTTATATTACCTCGCTCAAGCCATTCCAACATATTTAGAATATGTCCATAATCTTCTTTTACCTTGATAACTTCATCAGAGTATGGATTTTGCAATCTAATATCTGTCATTTATTCCATCTCCTCCATTTTTACCTTATATAACCGATTCCCTCGATACTTGCTCTCAAGCTGAGCCTTACATTTAGCAGCATCTCCCTCTTTCTTAAAGAAGTGAGTTTCATCTACCATATTGTCAAAATATAGTGTTACTGTGTATGACATTTCTTCTCCTTGATCTATTAAAAAATATGTTTGTTTAATGAATATTTTTTCTAAGGTTACAGGTTACATCACTTTTAGCAAAACATATTTTATAAAAAACAAGAATGCTATTACATCAACGTTTATAGCACTTGCTATTTTTACTTATTAAATATTTTATATAAATGATGTAACCTTACTAATAGACACCCTAAAACATCAGTAGTATCAACGGTTTAGGAGGGTTACATCACTTTTTTTAAAATTTTATCAAAAACAGCACTCAAACCATTGATATAACTGACTTTTCTTGCGGTTACATCAATGATGTAACCTGATGTAACCGAAGCACGATTTTTGACCATTTTTTGCCTAAAAGGTTACATCATTTTCACTAAGGTTACATCACTTCTGTTTGTATATTTTTTCTAAAATATGCACGTAGTGTCTTACCTTTAACCTTCTTTATTTTGTATTCCCAATCCTGATTGTTGTCCATAATCAACTTGATTTTCCTAGCAATCTTTTCACCTCTCGCACTATCAATGTCAAAAACATTCTTTAATATCTGTTTGGCAGACACACTCGATTGAAGCTTCACACCTTCATATATCAGACCAGACTCATTGCGATAGCTACCATCATTGAAGTAGCACCAGGTATATTGATATTGCTGAGAAACTGAAAAGTCTTCCCACTCTTCTGGAACAAGCATTTCAAGATAATCATAGACCTGTGATTCTGCCTCATCTTTATAAGTGAATCGCTCCTTATAGACCGCAAGCTCATTTTCGAACTCATCATCAAAGGTAAGCATAAATCCTTTTTTGTAGATAGCCACTGCTTCACCCCAAAGCTGGAGCACATCATTCTCTGTCATATCAAAAGGTTTTACAAACTGCTGGCCTGCATCCACCAGAACAGGCAGAAAGCGCCGCTCACCAGTTTTGTCACCCAGGTATTCGATTTTATTACTAGTTCTAGCAATAACAAAGTTTTTCGGAAATTTCTCAGATCTGCGACCATAGGACCGACGGAAGGAAAGTTCCGTCTTGGTCACAAAAGCCTTGAGTTCGTCAAAAGTAGTCTTTCTGGAAGCGACCATCTCGTCGTCATTGACGATCAGCGATTTCAGCATAATCTCATAGTTATCTTTGTCCATAAAATCCTTAGCTGAATCTGTATACCAATCGACGGCTATTTTTTGCAAGAAAGTGGTCTTACCAGCACCTTGGCCACCGACAAGATCCAGTGTGTAGTCAAATTTAACCCATGGATTAAAAACCTTAGAGACTGCCCCAACAAAGAACATTACAGCTATTCTCTGGACATAGATACTGTCCTCAGCACCCAACCAAGTTTGAAATACCTGGGCAAGTCGTTCTTTATGATCCCATGACTCATAAGCATTTTCCATATATTCTTTAACCGGATTGTAGGTCTTTTCTGCAAAAAATGCTTCAATACCATCCCTTAATGCTCCAGCCTTGAAAACTGTCTTGAAGTGATTCTCCAAATATACGCTTAGGTAGGATTCAAAGGCTGAAGGTAGCTGACCCTTTCTCAACTGGATAGCATCCAGTTTGACATCCTCCACGATTTCGTGTTCACCAGTAAATTCATTGTGCCTGAGAAAGTCGTTTAGCTTGTTATCGCTCTTCATTGCAAGCAAAACATTTCTGGGACTGTCAGCCACAATAGATTCAATCTCAATCTGTTCACCTTCTTCGTTTAAGATTTTTTTCTTTCTGCGCGAAAATTGCTTGATTGAAATATTCGTAACATCACCTATTATGGCCACCCCCCCTCATGTGTTTCTTGATCATCGATTCGACAGTCCTACTTAATTCTTTGTGACTAAGAGGCTCTACCGAATTGTTATTGGCTGTTTCTGCTAGTTGCAGTATACAGTTCGGTTCTACTGATCTGCTCAAGAGCCCCCCTACAAATTTTGCAAGAGTGTCATTTCTGCTACCTTCATCACCAAACCCTAGGACAACCATTTCAAATAATTCGGTTGTCCTGTTTCGTTTACCAGCACCTTTGCTGATTTGATAGTAGATATTATCCAGATCGCTACCAGAGTTCTTTTTGTTGTATTCCTTCTTGATGGCCATTACAAGAGATCGACTAGCCGTGACCATAGTGCCACCCTCTTTAGATTTTTCTAAGTCCCAGGCATATTCTCCTTTTGGGGTCTTAGATGGAGCAACTAAAACATAGTTGTTTGGATGCGCCTTGATATCGACTCCAGGTAGAAAGCCTATCATTTGAGTCATATTTACATCTGGATGCTTAAAGTAAAAGATATGTTTGCCACCACTTGCAGTTCTTGCCTGCAGCGTTGGAGTTATCAAGTTCAGATGTTCCCAATTGGCCAAGCTCTCGTATCCGTTATGCTTACCGTGTAAGTCAATATCGATTACGAAGAATTTATCAGTCCGAACAGCAATGTTGCTATCCGGATACTGACTCCAAAAATCCTCAATTTCTTGCGCAGTCATAGCTGGTTTATCAGCAAATTTGATCATCGGTTGCTTATTCGAAGGACTAATAGGAATAACCGAAAATCCTTTTTTTTGATAAGCCAAGGCATGTTCTTTCATTCCCATTTAGTAACTCCTTAGAATGGTAAATCGTCGTCTTGAATATCCATCGGGTTGTCATTCCCAAATGTATCATTCGAACTTTGTTGATTACGACTTTCCAACATTTGGAAAGTCTCAGCCACGACCTCTGTCACGTAGACACGTTGTCCTTGCTGGTTATCGTAACTACGAGTCTGAATACGGCCTGTCACCCCGATAAGTGAGCCTTTTTTAGCCCAGTTTGCAAGATTTTCGGCTTGTTGGCGCCACATAACGCAGTTGATAAAGTCAGCCTCGCGTTCGCCATTTTGACTCTTGAATGTACGGTTTACTGCAAGAGTAAAAGTCGCAACTGCTACATTTTGCGGTGTATAGCGGAGTTCAGCATCACGGGTCATGCGCCCTACAAGTACAGCATTGTTAATCATTATTTTATTACCTCCAAAATTCTACTGAACGTACTCTCATGAAATGAGTATAATCCAGGGTTATTTCTCTTCAAAGGCTTGATAATTTTAGTAACAATTTCTTTTAAGGACATATCTGAAATTTCAAGCCAAAAGAAATCGTTCTTAGTGTAGTTGTAAACACAATCAATTTCTCCGTGCTTATAACATACACCCCAAATCTCACCTTGATGCTGATAAACTAGGATCTTATCATAATAAGCACTCTGTAATTCAATCGGACGTTTGCGCCCCAGTTCCGTATATCCCATTACTCAATGCCTCTCGCTTTCTTCGCATCTGCGATAATCTTCTGAGCTTCCTTCAATCGATCAGCTGGAATGCTTTCAGGTTTATCAACACCCATTTTATCGATGAACCATTTTCCAATTGTTGCAGCAGGACTCCCTGTAGCTTCAGCCATATTTTTGAGTTCTGTCCGAATGGCTTTAGCCTGTGCTCCCGTAATAGTTTTGGCTCCGTTACTTTTAGCTGGAGCATTGGCCGGTTGCTCTTGCTGGCTATTTGGTTTTTGAGCTGGTTTTTGCGACGTACGGCCTGCTTGGCTATTCTGATTATGATATTCATCCGTATCAGGATCCTTATTGTCATCGATCATAAAAAGTCCGTTTAGGGCGTATTTTCGGGCGTAGCTGGATGCAGCACCTGTAACTTGACTACCATCCATCCCTTTTTTGCTATCATCTTCTCTAGCATAGGCTGTAGTCCCAATAGTTTCACCAACCGCATAAAGAGTCGCAGTTGCTTCAACATAGTACCTGTCACCGATTTGTACAATTCCATCTTGTAAAACCAATACCGCATCATGTTCCTTCAGTATTGGCTTCAGCGCTTCTAAGATGTCCTCTGCGCTTCGATAGCTGTACTTCCCAAAACTGTTATACTGTCCTTTGGGAGCAACTAAACTCTGCTGGATGCTCTGTAAAGTGACAAAGATTGGGGATTGTTGTTTTGTTACCATACAGTTCCCCTTTATAAACTTCTCAATAGATCAAACAAATCAGGCTTAGTATTTTGACGCTCGATTTTTTGAACATCGCCACCATTTGGATAAGTAAGTTCAAATGTAGCCTTAACCCGAATAATCTCCAATCCGTGTACTTTGGCCAATGATTTTACCGCTGTTTTCTGTTCGAGATAAGAATTGTATGGCATTGTAAGAGCACCTCGAATATCGTCTACAAAACTGGCCTTGGCAGCTAATGAAGAACGATTGTTCTTGAGTTCATTTAAAAAGTGCCCGCTTTGTTTGTCACGCATTACAATATAATCACTTGAAAGTTTCATTTTGATTCTCCTTAAATTTGATAATCTTCTGGGTATTTTGGAGCAAGAGGTCTGTAATTAGAATCTGCTTTCTTTCCACATTTCTCGCATTCCATATTTGGGACCACGTTATTATGAAAGTTTGCGTCATCATATCTGCTATTAGTTTTCATGAAGCCACAATGTTCACATTCATATTCTGCTGTGAAATCTCTTCGGTATTGACTGATAATTTTTTTAATTCGCATTTGTTTCTCCTTAAAAATAAAATTCAATGACACGCACATCATGTTGTTGACGGCTGCCTGTTACTCGCCATAAAAGTTGGCGATAATCGTCATAATCTCCATCAGATGGATTAACGGGGTCTAAGACCACAATAGTTTTAAATTTATGCTGAAGGCCATCAACTCCTACACCCAAAACCTGGCTTGTAGCAACCACATTTGTCTGTTCAAGAGAGTCCTTCTTGTCTCCAGTCCAAATACCAATTTCCGGGTGCCGCTCTCTGATGACCTCTACAATCTGCTTGGATTTGCTAACTATCAACATTTCTGTCCTACTTGCTAGTAGAAGATCCAATTGAAGTAGCATTGGAGTATCTGCATTAACAGCCTTCAACTTTGGGAAGTCAACCTCAAATCCTGTCTGGATTAAATATCGTTCAAAAGTCTTTCGACCAAATGTTTGTTTGGCCATGGCATATTTACCATTTTTCCCAACGATGTTCAATTTTCTAAATTGATCTAATTCCTCCGGATTTGCTGTTAGACACCAGATAGGTTCAAAGACAACTTCAAATCCGTTGTTTTCTTCGGCCTCCTCAATATCTTCTACTTCTTCCCAGCGGAAGAAGTTGGGCAGATTACTTACATAGTTTTCATAATCTCGAAAGTCATCCCATTCTTGCTTAGAATAGCTGAATTTGGAATACTTCATCTTGCCGTGGGCTAGTTGCCAGTTTTCCCTTTGATTAGGATCAGCCATCCCAAAAAATGTTTTTTCTAGAGGGTAAAAATTTTGCCCCTTCTTCCTGATCGGGGTTGCAGATAGTCCAACTGTATAGCCACGTTTGACCTTGCGATAAGCCTTCACGTTGGCATCACTAGACATGTTCTGCCACTCGTCAATAATGAACACATCGCACTCAATAGACTCACCGCTTGCAAGTCTGTTCTGCAATCTGCGGTCCGTCATGGTTTCTAATTCAAAATCAGTATTATAGCCTAAATTTTTATAGGTACTACTCCAGCCATCCAGAATGGCCAACCGATTATTGATTACTAGGACTTTTTTAGCCCCCTTGTGCTTCGCTATTTCAAAAGCACAGATTGTTTTACCACGTCCACCGTATGCCTCAAGGAAAATCCCAGGACAATTACGGTCACTTCTTTTGACTGCTTCAGCTTGCCATTTGCGTAATTCGATCGCCAATGTCCACAATCACCTCCTCAATATCGTTCCTCTGGGCATAGAAGAGCCCAAGTCTTGCGGCTGCCCTTACATCGTTGTGGTGACTCTTTTCAAAGGACCATAGTCCAAGAGCTTTCAGCAAGTCATTTGGTATATCTGTCTGATAACCTGCGTTACGTTGCAGAACCAAATTCGGATAGCATAGCTCAATGGCTGCGATAGTTTCTACAACTGAGTTATCCCTGGAATAATCATTGTCCCTAACTTCGAATTTTTCAACGACCACTATATCAAACTCAAGACTGCGACCAATCTCTTTAAACCAGGCTTTGAAGTTTTGAGCGCCATAAGGGACTACCCAATAATCGACCAGTTTCGCATTATCCAAGAGTACAATTCCTGTTGTACTAGTTTCGATTTTATTACTACTTGGATCAATAGCTAAAATCTTCATCAAACACCAACTTTCTCTGTTAGCACTCCTGGATAAAGGGCCGTGTTAAACCAATTTTGTTTATTTACCTTTGCAAAGGCAAATAGCGATTTAACTTCTTTTGCTTGTTTTTCGAACCTTCGAATATCTTCCTCTGATTCAAAGATAGGTTTTTCCTTGTATTTAGCAACTGTGACCAGCTTGTACTCCGGAGTGAATACTGGCTTTTCATTTCCTTGATCAAGATTTGTTTCGTCTACTTTCACAAAACAAATCGCAACATCAAATAGAAAACCTTCAGTAACAAGTACTTCAATTGATTCCGGTCCAATCACAACTGCTAGCGAATCTGTTACTCGTGTTTTATTCATCAATTCCATTACTTAATCCTCAAACTTCTACTTTCTTGCAAGGTAGCACCCTTGACTTTCTTGCCAGCGTTCAATACTTCCTTAATTGCGTTTTTATCAGGTTTTTTAGTGATTACAAAATATTTCTTTGGCAATAACTCTTCGTCAACAACCACGGATGGTTGATTTTTTGCCAGATAAACAGTAAAAAGTAACCCTTTAACCTTGTCATGTCCGGTAATTTCAAAAGCACCTTGCAAGCCAGTTTTAAGCCGTGTGATGTCATTATCAATCGACTTGCATCGTGCAGTCAGACGATCAATCTCTTCTTTAAGCTGTTTCTTATCAGCTTCTTTATTTTTGATAACCTTGACCGTATTTTCGACTTTCTCCTCAAACTGGTCAGTCCAATCAATCGAATCCAGGGTATCAGCTTTTGTTTCTTCGTCCAGCCCTTCCATATCATTGATTTGTTTAAAAATCCCTGTTAGTTCGTATAAACTAGCCATTTTTTTCTACCTCTCTGATTTTGTTTGTAAGTTTTGTTAGTCCAATACCAGATTTGGTCAAATCAGCGTTGGACGTAAATAGATGATTTTGATTCATTCTAGCAATTTCGTTTTTAGATAAACATGCCAGGTTTGAAATATCATAGTTTGTTTTATCGCCGTCTAGGAAAACGATTGAGTATCCTTTTGGTATCGGGCCATGATGTTCCTCCCAAACCTTGCGGTGTTTCAAAACCCATTGATTAGGTTCTCCAATCTTTTCTTTTGGATAACCGTCTGTTGTGTAGTTGATAGTGCCAACAGGTACATAATTCGGAGGTCGATTACCTTTTTTAAACTGCCCGCTGTTTTTTGGCATATTGGGGTACTTCTTCCCCTTATTGTGGGGAGTCTGACCTTTCTCGAATCTTCCCGTCAAACCACTATTTAGATTATTATTTCTCCGATAACTCTTAATCTGTTTCTCAGTTAGTGATAAGCCAAATTTTTGGTTCATTTCATTTGCGACATCACGAGAAATCTTATTTTTTTGAATTGACACAAGATAATCATGTTGCTCCCTCGTCAGCAATCGACCTTGATAGATTTCCCCAACTGGTAATCCAAGGCGTTTACGAACACCGCCAATTTGAGTCTTGTTGTAATTCGTACCAAATTTCTCATTTAGTAACCTTGTTACTTCAGGAGTTAATCGACCAGGGCATATCTCATGCATGTACTCCGTGTACTCATCCTTCCAGCAAAGCGATCGGGGCATTGACTTCACCTACCTTGTCTTTGAATTTTTCGGCATCTAGCGCCAACTGGCCAGCTTGAAGGATTTGTCCAGAGATAGCGACCATCTGTTTTGATCGTTGAAGCTCGGTCTTTAATTCATCTGCCGAAAGTTCCCTATCGTCCAATGTTTCCAACTGAGCAAACAAAGTATTTGTTAAATCTGTCAATTTATTTCGAACCATCTACTTCGTCACCTCTTTCATTAGTTTATTTGCTTCTTTGATTAACAAACGCATAACATTGCTATCCGTTTCTTTTTCTGCTACTCTTGTCAGCATATCCACCCACTCACGTCTAGTATCATTCTTCCAATCAACCAAATCAGTGAGCGCTTGTGTATGGTTATAGTAAGGCGAGTAATCGTATGACTTATCTTCCAAGCGGACACATCTGCCCGCCTTGATGTCTTTGGCCAGGTTCGCTCTCACATTGCTATTTGTTGTACCAACGACCTCAGCTACTTCATCGCATGAGGCAGCAGGGTGCTCTCTATAATATTCCCTGATTCGTTCAGCTTGTGTCATGTCTTTCTCTCCTTATTTCAACCCTTCCGGCGGTTGCACGTCGTACGTAAATTGCTTGTCTGAATTTCTCAAGTTTATGCGTGCGATGTTACTTGCTATTCGCTGGCGCTCTTGCTGTTTCATTTCAGCGTGGTCATCTAGTTTATTTACTAGCGACCACAGGATGATTCCAACGATTGTTGCCAGGTAAATGTATTCCATCATTTTGAGTTTTCCTTTTCTTTATAGATTGCCACAATGTTTTCAAGATCAGCAATACGCTGATTGGCATTTTGAAGTTTTTCTTGTGATTCAATCAGTGATTGATTGAGATCTAAAGCGACTCCTTTCCAGTCAAGATTTATTTCTTGGACCTCTTTCAAGTCAGGGTTATCTTCTACGACCTCTTCCGAAAAGTAGTTTTTAATTCTTGCTAGTAGGTTCATGTTTAAACTCCCAATTGTTTTTCTCGCTTAATATTTTCTAGCATCTCTGCTAGTGTTTCTTTTTTAGTACGATAGCGATTCCGACTCTTCCATTTTACAAACAATCGAAATCCTTCGTAGTTGATAAAGACAATCTTATGTGTTGGATTATCAATGAATTGCTTAAAATCAGGATGCTCTCGCATCTCAGTAGCCCATACTTTTGCAGTAGCAAGGGTCAGTCCATCCCACATCTGACAAAGGTGCTTGTAATCACCGTGAGTGGCTTTTTCATTCACGCCAACTGGCTTATAAGTAATTTCCGCTTTTGGCATGGCATTTCCTCTCTTTCTATGTTATAATTCAAGTAGTAATTTTAGTAAGTGCCTGATTGCCGTCAGGTGCTTTTTTGTTTTATCTTAATTCATCTATGCTGATTTTTAACGCATCAGCAATTTTGCATATATTAGGCCAAGAAAGATATTTTACCTTTCCAGTTTTTAAGTCAGAAAAGAAACTTCGATTAACTCCAGCCATCTTAGATAATTGATTGCCGTTCAAATTTCTTTCCTGCATGATTCTGTTTAATTGTTCCCACATTTTACACCTCGAACACTATATGTTGTTAAACACATATATTTAATAACAATATGTTGTGCTTTTCTGTTATATATGTTATAATCATTATTGACTAAGACCTCTCAACGTTTTAGTCAAAATTTCAATAGAAAGGAGCAGTCTTATGTCAAAGACTCCAATAAAACCTGGAACAGATAATCAGCCTGCAGGAACTTATGTCGAAAAAGGTCCTCGTGGCGGTAATGTACCTGGTGGTCGTGTTGTTCACATCGATAAAGGCGACAGATTACCACCAACTCAAAAACCAGGTAATGGTTGGATTAAACAATAATCTGATCACTCTACGCATCTAAATCGATGCGTTTTTTTGATAAGCAAAAACTTTTTCCAAAAATATCAATTTGAAACCATGCTTCTGCATAGTATCGCCCATTTTCTTTATACTTTGTAATATAACGATGAAACATTTTCTTCCTCCTACTCCTCAAATTTCTCCCATGACTCGTTGATTCGCAACTTCTTGTTAATGCGAAGCTTCAAGTCATCGCTCCCTTTTCCATCTTTGAAAAGTTGCGTGATAGCTGACGGACTAACACCTACAACAATAGCCAAATCCGTCTGCGACCATCCACGTTTTTCAATACGCTCTTTTACAAGTTCGATCCATTTACGATGTTGTTGGCTCATGTTTTTCCTCCTTTATTTTTAATAGAGTTAAAGAGTTAGTAAATTATTTTATAAAACACTTGACACATTTTAGCGTATCTGCTAAAATGAAAGCATAATTAAAAACCTTGATAAAATCACATATCTATCAATTTATTCCGCTCGGCAAAGCTATTTAATTTTTAGATAAGTTTTTATTAGTTTTTTAACTAACTCTTTAACTTACAAAAACTATTTTAGCGTAAACGCAAAATAAAGTCAACTATTTTTTGCGTATTTTGTAAAATATTTTTTGTCACGTCTTAGAAAGGCTGATAAATCAATGTTTTCTACATTTGAAATCGTAAAAGATTTATGCGAAAAACAAGGGATTTCACTAAATACCTTGGAAGAAAAGCTAGAATTAGGCAAAAATTCTTTGTATGGATTAAAAAGGAATCAACCTTCCGCTGAAAGATTGCAACAGATCGCCGACTACTTCAACGTGTCCACCGACTATCTGCTCGGTCGCACGGATAACCCAGTAATAGCGAGTGATGGCAAGACAAATAAGTATCTTGGTCCAGCTGAGACTGAATTAGTCGCAGCGTTCAGAAATCAGACTCAGAACATGACCGAGGAAGAAAAGGCTCGTTTTAACAAGGCGATTGAAAGCTTGATGGTAACTGCTAAAACCCTGATGGAAGATGACAGTAAGTGGAGGTAATTATGGCTAGAGAAATTATTTCACGTAGACAGTACATCCGACACTGGGATTACGCCGTCCCAGTGATCGAAGCAGTGTCTCAACAGAATAATATTCCACTTGAACAAGTTACTTTTCAGCACATCATCCGTTACTTTGAACAGACTTATAACCTTCATTTTATCTTCTTTGAAAAAGATCCGTTTCCTATGCTCCCCTCAGCCGGTCTACTTGGTTCTGAATACATTAGATACCGAGGGCTTGTCAGTAACCCAGATGTTACCTACTTAGATGATATCATCTGTAAACACAATGACGGCTTTACCATTTATAGCAAAGAAAAAGAAAAGTACCTTGTTTATATCAATCAAACACATATCAAAAGACGGGTTATCTTTACCATTTTGCATGAATTAGCCCATATTGCAGCCCATTTTAGCACGGGTCGTTCTGATGAGGTCGCCCTCGCTTGCGCTAACAACTATCAGAGCAATCCGCTAGAGATAGAAGCTAACATCATGTCCTCTCTCTTTTACATCAATAATGAGCGCATGGTCTGGCACCTCAAAAACAAGCACTCGTACGAGCAAATTAAACAAGCAAATACAATCAGTGATAACGCTCTTTTTAATCGATTAGTTGATTTTGTTCATTATCGGATATTGAGCTATGATGAACATTTATTGGACGATCAACAGCAACGACGAGCGGCTATTGACCTCGTTACAAAATACAAGCGAGGGAACAATATCTTACAAGAATATTATGATATTGACGTGTAATGCTAAAAGCAGATATGATAGCTGGTGCATTGTGGCGAAGTATTGAGAAAAAACTCATAACCTCTTCGGCTATGAGTAAAAAAAAGAGTATAAAGATTTTTAAATAGTTATTATTTTGGAGGTTATTATGAAATTTTGTCCTGAGTGTGGCAATCCAGTAGAGGGCTACAAGTTCTGCCCAAATTGCGGTTATTCTATCGCTAGCCAATCAGAAACCGAGCAACCTCAGCCAATCACTAAACCAGTCTCTCCGTCTCCCACTCCCACAAAAAGTAGACGAACAGATAAAGTCGGACCACTTGAAATTGATAGATATAACCGTACCTATCGCATTCATGGGGCTCAAAAAGCAAAAGGCTCTTCTGGAATGGTCGGAGGAGCAATTAAAGGAACAGCGAAAGTAGGTCTTGCCATGGGGACGATGGGATTGTCTTTGATACCATCCTTGGTCAAGAAAGATAAGAATGACACAGATTGGTATTCGTTCGAGGATTTAGTATCGTACGAATTGATTATCAATAATCAAACGGTTGTTTCTGGAGGAGTTGGTCAAGCATTGATTGCAGGCGCTATGTTTGGTGCGATTGGCGCTGTCGCAGGCGGTATTGTTGCAAAAAGAAAATCAACTTCTAAAATTTTAAACATGACAGTCCGTGTAACCTCAAATGACTTCACCAAACCAGTCGTATTCATTGACTTGATTAGAAAGCCAGTAAAGAACACTTCGAAAGAATACAAAGAAGCCGTCGAGAACGCTCAGCGAATCATGGGAGCCTTGGATGTTATCGTTCATAATTCGTAAATAAAAAAATCCCCACACTCGCAAAGTTTGGCGACTCTGAGTGTGAGGAACTTGAATATAAGAAACAACCATTCAAAAGGTCGTTTTCTTATACCCATTTTACCAAAATATAGGAGAAAATACAATGTGGGTAGAACAACATAAAAGCGGAAAAGTGAATTTTGTAGAGAGGTATAAAAATCCATACACTGAAAAATGGGCTAGAGTTTCAGTACTTATGGAAAAAGACACTCCTCGTATTCGCAAAGAAGCTCAGAAACAACTTGAAATAAAGATTGCAAATATTCTAAGCGACCTAGAAAGCTCAGAAATGCTGTTTACGGAGCTTTTCGACCAGTGGTGGTCATTCTATCAACAAGAGATAAAACGTTCTTCTATTGCTTCCTTAAGTGGGAATATCAAAGAGATAAAAGATGATTTCGGAGTGGGTATAAAAGTATCTAAGATTGATCCAAAGTATGTTCAAAATTATCTAGATAAACTCGACTGTTCCAGGAGTAAAAAAGAACGGAACAAGTCTATGCTAAATCTTGCTTTCGATTATGCTGTTGACCTTGGCATCATCAAGGACAACCCAGCTAGGAGAGCCAAGCTACCAAGAATCCAAAAGACATTAGAAGATTGGAAAAAGGTAGATCAGAAATATCTTGAAGAAGATGAAATCAAACTGCTGCTGAAAGAGTTGTATCGTAGACCAAGCACCTATCGAATCGGATTGCTCTCTGAATTTATGAGTTTAAATGGTTGTCGCATCGGTGAAGCTATTGGGATTGAACCACATAATGTTGATTATGAATCCAACACCCTACAGCTCCATGGAACCTACGATCACACGAACGGATATCAAAAAGGCGAAAAAACATCTCCAAAAACTCTGGCATCCTATCGTGAAACCGTCATGACCACCCGTGAAAAAGAAATTTTAGAAGAGATGGAATTCATGAATGAACTAGAAAAGAATATCAACCCTCGCTATAAAGATATGGGGTTCATCTTCACAACAAAAAATGGAGTGCCATTACAAACAAACTCTTTTAACCTAGCTCTAAAGAAAGCAAATGAAAGACTTGAAACACCAATCCAGAAAAATCTTACTAGCCACATATTCCGTCATACGTTGGTAAGTCGACTTGCTGAAAATAATGTACCGCTCAAGGCTATTATGGATCGTGTTGGCCACTCAGACGCAAAAACAACGACACAAATCTATACTCATATCACAAAACAAATGAAATCAACCGTGGCAGATGTCATGGAAAAGTATTAGTTCTTGCCCCAAAAATGCCCCAAAGCAACAAAAAAAGCCTATTGACCAAGCTAGAAAGCTTGATCAATAGACTTTTTAAAGTGTCATTATTTAACAGCGTCTTTAAGAGCTTTACCAGCTTTGAATGCTGGAACTTTAGAAGCTGCGATCTTGA